TATCGAACTCTCTGCCGTCTTTGTCGCCTAACTTTGTAAAGCTAATATGGATGTGCCTTATATGCTTATTAAAACCTCTATAGGTGCGCCACTTAAAATTAAGTATCCTGCTAGCAATCATGCCATTATGAATTACGTAAGATATACGCTTATCGGTTTTCGCACATTTTCTGATCTGGTCAGCCAGATATATTGAGATCCCTTCGGATGAATCCAGGCGAGAATCAACATCAATGGCTCTGACAACGAATCCGCTCCGTTCGTCTGGATTATGATCCGATTTACTGGCGGAATGACGAGCATCACCAATCCACCCATCACTGGTAGAGCGGCGATCTGGATACCAGGTATCAATCTGATCCCTTAACTGAACCCCAGCTGCGCATAATCTAGGCTTCATTTTTAACTTATAAGCCTAAAACTGTTTTTAGATCATCTATAGATAATCCAACACTTGCTAATTTTTCTTCCACAGTTAATTCTGCTTCTGGCAAAGCAAAATGATTAGCAATAGCATCGTTTAATTCTTTTTCAGTTAAATCAACATTGTTTGCTGGCAAAATAATTTTATTTTCTGGATCATTAAAATCAGAAATTAAACCCTTGTTGCCAAGTTCTTTAGTTAATTGTGTTAAATTAATTTCTTTATTTGTTATTGCCATGTTAAGACCCCATATCTACGACAAGTATTTCCCTGTATGCAAAATCCGCTGTACAAGTTGTAATAGTATCTGACCTGTATTTAGCAGTAAAAGTATTAGAGCCTGCTGTTAATCCAGTTACTAAAGTTGCGCTACTAGCTCTAAATGGTTCCCAATCTAAAGTTGATTGAGTTATTTTTAAAGCATTAGTGTCAGTTGCGGAAACCGAACTTGCGCCTGAAACAGCAAAAGACATCCAAGCAGACCTATTTGCCGCTCTGTTTGTACCTTCAAAAGAAACAATAACTAACGCCTTTGTACCAGTTGTCAAAGTAACCGCTGGCCCTGATGTTGTTAAATCTGTGTAACTTGAAGAAGTAGTATTTTGTTTTGTGCCAACATATGCCTGACCATTTGCAGGTGACCCGCTTGAAGCCGTAGCCCATTTAACTTTGTAAGGTGAAACAGATGTATCCGCTGTTAAAATTTGACCAGTTGTACCAATAGGTAAATTGTCGAATGTGCCTGATCCTGTGCCAACAATAATATCACCAGAGGCAGTAATTTCAGTTGCCATGGCATTAGTAATTGTTACTGTGCCAGAAGTACCGCCACCTGAAATACCTACACCAGCTGTTACGCCTTCAATATCTCCAGTAGCGCCAGAGGATACCCATGCTGCGCCATCGTAATACCATAAAGAGTTATTATCTTTAGTAAATGCGAAGTTACCTTCTTGTGGAGAAGTTACAGCTGCATCTCTAGCAGTAGCATTAGCAAAAACCCATATACCCTGCATTAAATAGCCATCTACATCGGCTGCGGTCAGTACCTCGCCTGTAGTAAAATCCTTAAACCCTAAACCTGCTGCCATCTCTACTCCTTAGTAACTTAGGACATTATAGTCTAAAGTGCCATAAATGCTATTATTTAGGATAAATGCATCTATAACGGGCTCTAGTGTCGTGAACGTGGTTTTCCAACTATTCGGGGTTATTGCCATTCGTACCCCAAAAATCTGTAAAGTTTTCTCTAAAAGTGATCCACCAGGCTGGGTAGTCTTGACTGTAATTGGATCAAAGAAATCTAAATCTAAAGCTGCCAAAATACCTGAGTTGTAATTATCGGTGTATAGATCTAAAACTATGGCATCTACTCGTATCGAGGTTTCTTGTCTACTGGCGACATAAGCCTGAGCATAATCTAGGGCGACAGCGTCTGATTGCATAAGTAAATTATCTAAAAAATAACTATGTAAAAAGTATTTATCTATTGATGCTTGATTTAAGGCAACTTGTGGAGATCCGCCTACCCTAGTTATTGTAGCTTTGTTAAATATCAAAACGTCATTAAGTGTCCAGGTAGCATCAAAGTAATCTATGCCTGATCCATCATCTGCAAAGACTGTAGGTGTATTACCAATAGATCCAGCCGTAACGCCTCGATCTTGAAATACAAAATTATTATCGGCATCCACATAGATAGCACCATATTCAGATTCTGATGCTATAAATAAAGCTTGTAATGCTGTGCGGTTAGTACCAGGATCTGCTTGTAATGTAGTAAGACCTGCATCTATATCACGCTGTGATGCTGGCCAGTCAATTTCATCTAATATCTTATTAACTCTAGTGCCAGATAATTGCCCTGCGGTAGCGCCAGTAACTGTGCTTATCTGTGCTAGTTGAGCTAATCTAAAAGCATCTACGGCTTGAATAGTAGTCATGGCTAGATCTGCTTCTGATTCATCTGGGTAAGTTGTAACATAACTTGTAATAAATCCTGAAAATATAGGATAAGTAGTAGCACCATAGGTAGCAGTAATCTGCACCTTTTTCATAGGTGTTAATAAATTGTAATAAGGCCCTGATACATTCTGTGGATTAAAATCGCCATTTTGATCTATAATACGCAAAGTCATTGAACCAGTTTGAAATTGATCGCTAAGTGCAGTACGACCTCTATTGGTTTCAATTCGATTTACTCGATTAGATACATCTACAATTACAGCTACAGAATCTGACAATATGTTTACATCTAATTGGCCTTGTCCTAATATAAGAGCCTGGGCAAAACTAGGGCCAGTTGAGAAATTTATGAAAGCATTTATTACTGGTACTGTCATACTATAAATCCAGCTGGTACTGTGCTATATCCCGATCTGTTTGCTACTTGAATACTCTCGGCAATAGCCTGGCTTAATCTGTCGCTATTAGCATCTACTGTAACTCGGATTTCTGTAGGGCTTTGGGTACTAGCATTTCTAGCCAAAAATTGTGCAATATCTTGGTTTAATCCTTGCACGGACTCTAGACCTAAGTTATATTCAAAAGCTTTAATTTCTTCATTCTTCTTTTTAACTTCCGCTAATGCATAATCATAGGTAGCGCCACCCCCGCCAGTTGTAGTGGTTGTACCTGTGGCTAACTTAGCAATCATGGCAGCTATACGAGCATTTAATAATCTTACAGATTCTAAAGCATCATCAAAACTTGTGACCTGACTTTTAATAAAATCATTAATTTTAGTAGTCATAGATTTAACAGCTTCTAGGGCTATACTAAAGTTTTTAGCAAATTCTTGAGCAGCTTCGGCAGCGTCAAGTTCGGCTAATGCTTTTTTACCTAATGCTTCATCATTTTTAGCAATAGCAATTAAGCCATCTAATCTTGATTTAACTTCATCTGTAGTGGCTTCGTTACGTGCTTTTTGTAAACCAATTAACTCTAAATCAAACTTTTCTTTTAATTTATCTAATTCAGTTTTTTTCTTTAATATGTCGTATTCTTGTTTACGTACACCAGTACTAAGTTTAATTATTCTTTCTTCTAATCTTCTATTAAGAATACGTGCTTTGGCTAATGCACTGTTTTCTTCTGCACTTAATGGTCTAGCACTTGTAGCAGCGCCAAGCACTGCACTTCCGCCAACAATAGTAAATGCAGCAGCTACAGCCTTAGGGCTTTTACTGGCAATGGCTATTGCTAGCAAACCAGCCTTAAATGTTGGGTTACTTACTAAGTCAGTAAAGCCTTTAGTTAATTTGGCAATTTCCCTAATTGCATAAGCTATGTTATCGCCTAGATTTTCAAAGTCTGTAGCAAGGTTAGATACTGATTGATCTTTACTTAATATGGTTAAAGCATCAACTAATCCTCTACCAATAGACTTAGTAGCTTCGTCTGCGCCTTTTTTAAGCACATCCATTTTGCCTGTATAAGTATCTAATCTAGCGGCGGCCTGCCCCTTAAATCTGTCTTCAAGTGCAAGCATGATTTTATTCATGTCGCCAGTTTTAATTATGTTTGCATCTATACCTGTGTTTAGATTCTCTATTGCTTTAGTTTTACCTCTAATACCTGCCGCTAAAGCATTAACTACCGTGTCTAAACTTTCACCAGTGCCAGCACTTATGTTTAATGCAGCCTCTAGTGTTCTTTGTGATAAGCCTACAGATTTTGTTAGGTTAAGAAATGTTTGAAATGGCTTGCGTAGGTCAGTTAATATGGCATAAGTTTTTTCTAAAGACTGTATATAATTTTCTACTTCTCTAACTCTAAATGCGTTGCCAGTATTTTCTAATTGCAACTGTAATGATTTGGCTGCGGCCTCATCTTCGGCAAATACTTTAACTGCCTTTTTGCCAAATGCTACTAATGCGGCGCCACTAAAGGCAACGCCAAATGTACGTGCAAAACTTTTTATACGCTTTTCAAATACGTTTACATCTTGCTGGGCTTTTTTAAGCGCCTTACCATTCCAGGTAGCAAGTGCGGATACGACTACATTGGCCACTATGCCACCTTCTTTAATTCTGTTTTATCATTGAAATAATCAGCACCTGATTTAATTGCATCTAAAATAGCATCATAGATTCTAGGACTATCTTTAGCCCAAGCCTTGTAAATTAATCGGCCTGATCCTTTTCGACCAGCACTTCTCACATCTTTAATCTTTGGCTGTTTAGTAAGTTCTGGCATTGATGTAACAAACTGGTATCCTGCAAATGGATTATTAGAATCGTATCTAGCTGTAGATCTGCTCTTACGTCTAGCAGTACCAGCCTGCTTAAATGCCATTGTGCCACCACCAGGATTAATAGATGTAAATGGCGCTCTACCTTGTGGGTTTAGTCGGCCTGCAGTTTCATAAATGCGACCAGCCGCACTAACATTGTAAACATAATTTTCTACTTGAAAACCATTCTTAAATCTTCTGTTCTGACCTTCTTTGTAACCTATGCCACCTTTAACTGTGTTGGCATCATATTTTGGGAATGGTCGATAATCTATATTTGATGATATTGGTTTAGACCAGCCAGATAATACTTCTGCATTACTTGGCACATAGCCTTTAGCGCTAGCTTCTACTTGGCGCATTAATGGACCAATAGCAGTTTTAATTCGAGCATAGAGATCTTCGTCAATGAAGCTAAGGCCTTTCATAACTTCTTTAACGCCTACGACCTCGGCTGGCATTTTTAATCTCCTTAGCTCTATCGGTTAATACTTGAACTATTGCCCGATACATCTCCGAGTCCATATTAATAAACTCGCTAGGCGGTATTCCAGTTTCTACGGAAATTTGAGCGATGCCGTAAAGGATAGAATCCCGCTGTACTATTTTTTTTCTTCGTCTAATACCTCGACAGTTTCTAGGCTGTCTATAAATTCTGCGTTAAATAAAGGTACTTGTGCGCCAGACCTGCGTAAGCACTCCCAAGCTAACCAATAGATATGGGTTTGCTGTTCATGCTCACGCAGCATTTTGCTAATACCTGCACCATACTTCAACTCGAAAGCGTATTCGACACCTGGTGTTATCTTGTGTTCTGTAACTTCACCAGTAGCCCTAGTAATCTTTAGCTTTGCCATTGTTACTCCTTAATTAGAACGCCACTGTAGGCGATACTGTGATTCCAGAGTTTACAGTAAATGTAACGCTAGATGTAGCAATTTCGGCTACTCCAGCTGATCCAATTGGTGTTAGGTTATTTACTAAGATTGAAAACTGGTAGGTAGGGTTAGCAGCTGAAACTGTAGTTCCCTTAACTGTAATTACTGATACAGCTAGAGTCTTGCCAAATGCCTCATTAAGAGTCTGGCTTACCTCAGATGTTGCCCAGTCGTTCATAAAGTCGATTGTAAATGTGCCTGATTGTAAACCTGCTACGTAGCGGTGAGCAGTGTCACCCATCGCAGTAATTTCTAGCTCATCCACGATTTGATTGATAACAGCGCTTGATACCAAGTCGCTAATATCGATTGAAGGTGTAGTAGGCGCTGCGTTGGTAGCCAACTTAACGCCGACGTTGTTATTTAAGTATATTGCCATTGTTACTCCTCGTCATTCTTGTTGGTTGCTGCTTTGCCTTTTGGTTCTTC